GCAATCGCGGTGCGATTTCTTTCCGTCGTTCCAGAACCGAAGGGTGTGCCCACGCGTGCGCCCAGCCAAGCCAGCGGCGTGTTTCCTTGCAGCGGCCAATCGCGTACTGGCCCAGCAAGTCGTCGAGGCCGCCGCCGTCGCCGCCCATGGTGACCACTTCGGAGCGTTCGATCAGGTCCTGCAGTGAAAATGTCTTCTCCAGTACGCCCTGCTGCGCCCACCAATCGGCGCCGGCCCATCGATCGGAGCGGAGGTTCATCCCGATCTCGACGTTCGCATGCTTGGCCATAAAGCCGCGGAACGACTCAGGCCCAGCCTGCTCAGCAATCTTGAATTCGCGCTCGAGGAAGGTCTGATCGACTGAAAACCCGATGTTCGGGTTCACCATCGCCATGTTTTCCAGCAGCAGACACTCGCCCGACGCGACCATCTCGGGTGGATGCTCGAAGATAATCGGCACGAAGGACGGGTCGACAATTTCGCCGTCGCGGACCTTGCGCGCGTAGTCCAGCTTCTGCTTAAACACACCGGCAGGCGGCTCGTCGGATTGCGTGGTCAGCCAGATCACGAAGCCTTCCGGCCGTGACGCGCGGCCGCCCAGCGCCTCGCGGAACATGTTCTCTGCGCTGGCGATCTTGCCGAACAGGTGCAGCTCGTCGACCAGCGTCCCTACCGACTTCTTGCCGCCAACCGTATTCTGGTCCGCCGCCAGCACCTTTAGCATGGCGTTGCTTTCGCGGTGCGTGATTTTCTTCTCATGCGCCTGTACGTGCATCAGCGCCTCGAGATCCTCATCCTCCCGCACCATGTCCCACGCGGGCTTGTACGCGTTATTCGCCACTTCGACCGTCGGAGCAAGCACAGAGAATTCCGCCGATTTGCGCCAGTTCAGGATCAGCGCGGTCATCATGATGCCGGCCGCAACGGTAGACTTCGAATTCTTCTTCGGCAGAAGCACGAAGAACTCAACGATCAATCGCCGGCCGCTCTCCGCGTCGTAGGCGCCGAAGATGCAGCGCACCAGGTCAAACACCCACTCCGCACAGGACTCGCCGAACGTCGGGCTGCCAGGCGCATCGACGATTTTGAGCTGCTTGAAGATCGCGAGCGCATGCTCGGCTTGGTCGGGAAAGATCGGCGGGGGAATGATCGTCTCGCCCGCGCGCAGTCGCGCCGCCCAATCTGGGCAAGCTGTTGTCCAATCCGGCATTTATACCTTCTTTCCGCCAGCCGCGACGAGCTTCGGAGGCGCGGTAGCGGCAAACTTGCCCGCGCCCGCCTTCGCGGCCGCATCCTGCTTCTGGTCTTTCTTGCCGCCCTCGCCCAGCTTTTGATGCTTAAACGGCAGCATGGCTTTGGCGGCGTCCATCCGGTACCGGAGATCCGCCAGCGGCTCGTTCATGATCGTGGTGAGAAATTCGATCGGGTCGGCGGTTGGTGGTATGTCAATTAAGTCATCGCCCGGCGGTATCGAGGACGGCGCGCCCTTGCCTGTAGCGATAGCCTTCCCGGCGGCCGCCGCGCGGTGCTTTTCAAGGTAGGCTTTAACATCCGGGTCTTTAACATTTCGGGATCCGGCAGCCGATGCAGTTTTTTCACTGAAGCCGGCGCGAATTGCCGATTCCTTATTCGAGAACCCGGCCAAAACGGCATCGGCGAAGGCTCGCTTTTTGCCTGTTAAAGCCATTAACAAAATCCTCCAGGGGGAATTTTTTCTGCGCGTGAGAGACTATGCGGTGTCGGGTGGAAAAGTTGCTCTAGAGATACAACACCCCCTACCCCATGCGGGTCGGCCGGGCGCCGCCGGCGCCTGGCGCGGCGCGCCGGCCGTCACCAGCCGCGCGCACGCTCTGACGCTTCGCGCGCCGTCTTGGCGTCGTGGCATGGGTCGCAGAGCAGCTCTTTGTTGTCGTCAGCGTCACTGCCGCCCTTCCAGAGCGGGACCTTGTGATCAACTGCTGCGCCGACTGCCGTCTTGCCCTGCCGCTTGCATTCCTGGCACAGACCGCAGTCGCGCGCCCGGATCCGCTCACGATCCTTGACGCCTCGCCACCCGCGCACGCGCTGCACCGTATCGGGCCGCTGCGGCGCGAGCGTAGGCAACCGATTGCCGGCGGCCTGTAGGCGCGGCCTGAGGGTTTGAAGCTTCGGCATCAGTACTGCTTGCAGCCGAAGTAGCGCCGAATCTCGTCCGTCGTCCAGTCGCACGGCAGGCGCCTCGATGTTCGCTCCATGAACTCGCGGTGCGCTCGCTCGGTGCGGTCAGCGCGCCAGGCGTCGTAGTTGAAGGTCTCGGCGGCGCGCGCATCATCGCGTGGCACCAGGTGGTAGCGAGCCAGAGCGGATTGGAAGCTGCCGTTCGGGCAGTACTCGCATTCGACCGTCACCATCTCATTGGCATAGGCGCGCAGCGTGAAGCCGACCGTGTGTTTCGGCAGGCCGAGCGCGTCTTGCAACTCTTTGCTGATTTGCTGGCCGAGGATCATCGCGAACTCCAGATGTCGAACACCTCTTCCGAGTCCTTACGAGGCTTCGCTGCAGCGCTGGGTCCAAACCAGTTCTTGATTCGACCGAGTGCGTTGACCGGCACCTCGCGAACGATCTCGATGAACGTCATGCCGGCACGGCCATAGCCGCGAGCGCGCAGCGCGGTCTGCGCTTCTTCGCATTGGGCCAAGTGCTCGCACAGCTGGTTCAGGCGGTGCAGGTCGTGCACCTTGCCTTCGCTAGCATAGGAGCCGAACACGGCGCGCAGGATCGTGGCGCGGTATCTCAGGGCGACGTCGTTCATTTGACCCGCTCCACATGCATGCCACGCCGGATGATCCGGTTGCGTGCCACCTCACTCGGCGCCCAGCCGGTCAGGTGGTTGATGACGACGCACGAGTACAGCCATGCTTTCAGCCACCAGGTCAGGCGGAATCTGATCGTCAGTCTGCAGGTGTTACTGGACGCGCTCATGCGACAGCCCTCGCGGCATCGATCGCCATATCCTCGCGCAGCATCTGCATCACGAAACGCAACCAGACGACTTCTGCTTCGACGCTCATGGCGACCTCATAAATAAAAGAAGCCGCCTGCGCATTGCTGCATCAGGCGGCAGAAGTCTCTCCGCCCTAGAGCGAAACGGAGAGAGGAGACGGGCTGTGGTGGGAATTACCCCAAGGCTTAGTGCGCAGACTCAGGGCCGCACCCATTGCGCCCACCACACGGATGACGGCAACTGCGGGACCCTAACCCGCATTACGCTGATCCTCCGGCAATAGGGCCATGCCGTTCAGCTTTGCCTTTCGACTTTCAGTGTCTAACGGTTAGGCCCGGTTTTCCACCAAGCTGCCGTCATCCGTGTGGCCACTGGCTCAAGCCAGTGACGGTGCGTTACTTGCGCTTTGCCTTGTTCAGCTCGGCGACCTTCTCGTTCGCGATCTTCTGCGTGACGTGTGTTTCGACGTCGACGAAGCGCTCGCGGTCGAACGTCTTCCAGAAGCCATTGGTCCAGCGTGCTTCGTAGCGCATGGGGATTCCTTGTCTTGATGAGGGTTGCCGGTTACAGCGTCCGGCTGCGTCAGCGCGCCAGGCTAGAGCGCTCGCTTGTTCTGGCCAGTGCCAGCTCGTATATGAAATTCGGCTCGCAACGCGCCCCAAGGCTATCTGCGCGAGTGGGCCGTAAACGCAAAAAGCCCGAACGTTTAACGGTTCGGGCTTTTCTCTGGTCGAGCGAAGTCACTCAGTGCTTAGCATTTTACGAGAAATACAGCCGGGTTGCAACATTCTTTTTGAGCTTTTTTTCGAGCTCGTCACGCGCGTCCAGCAACACCTCTTCGTAGTTCGCGTTCGGGAATCGCCACACAGCCGAGATGCGCTGACTGCGATAGATGGCCCAGCGATGCTGGACGGTGAGGCTGTCGACCATTGCATTGACGGCCTCGCCGATTCGCAGGTCTGCCAGCCGCTGCTCTTCGTGCACGTCTCGGTCGGCCTCGGCGTCGCTCGTAAGCTTCATCCCTTGCGCGCTCAGGTTGCGGTCATCGGTCCGCATGTAATCCGACCAGCACGCCATCAGCATCGCGTATGGGTCGGCTTGGCCGAATGCTTGATTTGCTGCCGGCTCTTTCGGAGCGCGGCGCATGACTTTCACTTCAGGCAGATTGGCGGGGACGGCGAGGCTCATGGCTTGCTCCTAGTAAAGGTACTAGGAATGTACCAGCTCAAGCATATTTTTCTTGCCTGCCCGAACTTTGCCAAAAAGAAAGGCGTTGCGTATTTGCCGCGTTATTTGCAGAGCTGCAGCGCCTGCGCTTCCGTGAATCCTTCCTTGACCAGCGCGATGTACTTCGCCCGCGTGATGCGCGCCTGTAGCTGGTTGATCTCGATGTGCGCGGCGATGTTATCCCGCATATCCTTCACCAGCTGCGCCAGGGCGACGCGGCCCTTGTCTTCGTCTTGCATATGCCCCTTTCGATGTGCCGCGCAGATCGGCGCGCGGCTTGCCGCTACTCCGTCAGAACTCCTCAACCGCCCATCCGCCGCCCTGCTTCTTCGGCTTCGGCTTGATGGCGATAAACTTCATTGGATATAGGTCGGCCGCAATCTTAATCTTCGCCCTTCCGTCATCGGTCCAAAAACCTTTCACTTCGTGCATCTCAAGCGAGCCATCGGCTAGCATGACGTTAAAGTCAGGCGTGTACGATGTCAGGTCCGCAAGCCGGAATTTCATTCCTTCGAACTTGAACCACGCCACCTCGCCGGCGTCCTGACGTTGTTTGAGCAGGCTGGCATAGGCATGCTCCGTCTTGTTCATGGCGCCGACCTTGAGCCGGCCGAGCGCTTGCAACCCTTTCTTCATCGGCGCGCCTCCAGATCCGCAATCGCAGCATCGACCACAATGCGCCGGAAGTTCGCGGCCTGGCTCTCTCCTGCTTGCTGGTCGCGCACTAGGTCGCAACCAAGGCGCGGCGTTCCAACCACTGCCCGGTGGCGCCAAATCCTTGCGCGGCTGATGTACTCCATCATGAGCGGCCCGCAGGCCTGCCAGTCACCGGTCCAATCGGGCACCTTTGCCTGATCGCGTGATGCCGGGTTGCCACCGGGAGGCATCCCGAGCAGCGCGCCGCCGACGTCGAATATCTCCGTCCAGCCCATCAGCTCCGCCAGCCGGCGGTTTGCTGCCATGTTGTCCGCGCTCACCCCTTTGGGCTTGACGAGGCTCATGCGCGCTCCCACTCTCGCAGACTACGCGCGGTCCAAGGCCGCCGCACCTCGGGCGGGCCAGCTCGAAAATGCCTAGCCCTCCGCGTCATTACGATGTCTGAGTTCGAAAAATGACTCTTGCCGCAGTAGCCGCCTTCGCGCTTGTTTCGAGATCCGATAATTCGCTGTGCCATGGTTTATCCTTTCGCTTCGGTTTGAACTTCGGTTTGTTGTTGTTTCGCCATACGGGCCTCTACCCACTTCACCCGCTCCGCCCTGTTCGTCGGCCTGGCGTAGCGCACGCACTTCTTTTTCGACCACGGCACGAACGGGTTGATCAGTGGCCTGATGTCCTTGTCGTAGCCCATGCAGCGGCCCAGCCCTTCCCTGGCGTGCTGCGGGTATGCCTTCATCTTGAAGTGCTTGCATAGGGCGCAGACCTCTTGGCCTTCGGCGATCATGCGTATGCCCTCTGACTGGCCCACCCGAAGACGCAAGGGAAGCCGTTCTCGCGCAGCCTGTCGTAGACCCGGTCGCCCACGAAATCCTTGAGGACATAGACCCGCTCGGCAACGCGGTCTGCCCTGCGCTCTTCGGGCGCTTCGAGCTTTTGATTTGTGATGGCGATCACAGGCCTATGGTTGGCGTAGCGACGGTTGATCACCTCGGTGAGCAGCAGCTGCGCGTTTTCCTTGCCCGAAATGGCGTCGATCTCGTCGAGGATGAGCAGGTCGTACTGTGCGAACCGGTCTATCTCACCCGACTCCGACTTGCCCTCGGTGCCGTAGGACGCCTGGATCTCGCTGATCATTCCACGCGCAGTGATGTAGCGGACCGAGCGGCCGGTCTTCTTGATGAATGCCTCAGCAAGCTCGCACGCCAGCAGCGTTTTCCCGGTGCCGACCTCGCCTGCCAAGAGTAGCGCCGCCCATTGCGAGCCCGTCAGGATCGTGTCGCGGAACTTTGCTGCG